TCAAACGTTGTAGCTGATGTAGGTCGTTTATTTGGTGAAGCTATCGCTCGTAAGATTGATAAAGATCTAACAGCACAATTTGCTAACTTTACAACTAACGTCACAGGCTCAGCAAACATTTTAGCTATTTCTGCTAACATCACAGCAGCTGACATTTTCAAAGCAGTGGCTAAACTACGCTCAGCTGGTGTTCCATCAACAGACCTAGCTTGTGTATTACATCCAGCAGTTGCTTATGACTTAAAAGCTAACTTGACTAACACATACGCTAATCCAAATGCAGGCACTATCCAAAATACTGCTATGCTAAGTGGTTATGTTGGCACAATCGCTGGGGTCCCGTGCTATGAAACATCTAACATTGAAAACAATGGCACAACAGGTGACTTCGTTGGTGGTTTATTCCATCGTGATGCATTAGGCTTTGGCTTGATGAAAGACGTCAGCATTGAAGTAATGCGCAGTCCTTTAATGCGTGGTGACGAGCTAGTAGCTTCAGCACTCTACGCTACAGGTGTAGTCTATGAAGGCTACGGTGTAGCATTGAGCTTTGACAGCTCTATTCTATAATCTAAAGTTATAGACCCGGCAATGGGAAAGGAGCATTCGTGCTCCTTTCTTTTTATATAAATACAGTATACAAGGAATACCCAATATGGCATACGCTACCACAGAAGATCTATTGCTAGTAGAACCCACAATCACTGACTATGGAGTTATTGATTTTGATGTAGAACTAGCACGCAGTGAAGCAGAAATTAATCGTGTTCTTAAAGTCCGTTGGTTCCAAACCTGGCTTAAGACACAGGCAAACATCGCAGAATTTGATGCTACATTATTAACCGCTAGTCAATGGACTATGGCCACAGTGTATCATGCTCTAGCCTATCATATCTGTCCAAAATTAACCAAATTTGAAAATCAAGGTGCTGAGGATAACTTCCAAGTGCGCATGAACTATTATCAAGGTCGTTTTGAGCATGAGATGGAATTATGCCTACGCGAAGGTGTAAAGTATGATGCTAATGATGATGGAGTTACAGCGGCCAGTGAAACACGCAGTGTGCATCCACTAAGAATGGTAAGATAGTAGTATACTAGCAAGAAAATAAAGATATAAATATTACAAGTGAGGGAAGGACCCTTGCTAACCAATGTGAAGGACACAGATGGCATTCGCAACTCGACAAGAACTCCTCTTAATTGAGGATATCTCTGCATATGAGCAGGAAGTCAACATAGATGTTGAACTACAACGCTCAGAATCTGCTATAATCCGTTTGTTAAACACCATATGGTGGCAAAAATTCCAATTGAATAATCCTCACCTAGCTGGTGGTCGTTTAAATCCTCAACTGTTATCACGGATTGAATGGCAGAATCCCTGCATATATTATGCCCTAGCCTATCATATATTACCAAAATTATCTGGTGATCATGTGCAGAAGATTGCCGATTATCACTATCGTTGGGAGCATGAAATACGCACACTACAGCATCATGGTATCACATATGATCCTGAGCAGACCACTCTAAGATTTGTGCCAGAGACAAAAACATTTAACTACACAAGGTTAAGAAAATGAGCTTAAGAGAAGATATTGCAAAAAATATAGTCAGCACATTAGAGGAAATAGAAGACCTCAAACCTGTGTTGGTCACACGCGAACCATTTGATGTTGAAAAACTAGCCATAACACAATTTCCAGCAATATTAATTACCAGTGTTAATGAAGAAAGAACTACAGAAACCATGCGTGCTGGTATACGTCAAGGAACTATTGCTTATACTGTTAGAGGGTTCGTTAGAGGTAATGAAATAGATCGCAAACGCAATGATCTAGTAGAAGCAATAGAAGAAGCCCTAGACACAGATCGCAATCGTGGTAAAGATAGTAGTGTAGTTCAAGACACACAGATTGCCAGTATTGAAGTAATAGATAGACTACCACCCTTAGGTGAAGTAGTGCTAACAGTTAATGTAAGATATGTATTCACAAGAGGAACCGCATAATGATACAAGTATACAAAGGTCTTATTAGTAGACTTATTAAATCATCAGATTTAAACAAATATCTTGCCGCAGGTTGGACAGAGAAATATCAGCCAGCACCTAAAGGCAAAACAGTTTTGGTTGACGAACCCACAGTTCTACAACCAACGATAGAAGCCAAGACTATCGTAAATCCAATTATTGGCGACGCTAACGACAAGGAGAATGAAGATGGCAGTATTGACAGGTAATGACGGCGTTGTCAAAATTGATAACGCAATAGCAGGTGGTAGTTTAGAAACACTCGCAGGTATTCGTAATTTCTCAATTGATATTACAAGTGATACAATTGAGACTTCAGTGATGGGTGATGACACGAGAACTTATGTGCGTGGCATGGGCTCATGGAGTGGATCTGCAGATATCTACGTAGATACTAAACACCTAACAGGTGGTGCTAATGTAATAGCAACATTAAATGGTTGTAGCAGTTCAGCGGCAGTAGGCGATAGCCCTTTATCAATTGAAGTATATCTCAATGGTAGTGCTAACAAATATTCAGGCGAAATCATCGTTACAGGTTTTTCAGTTGCTAGTTCTATGGACGGATTGGTGGAAGGCACTATATCATTCCAAGGCAGTGGCGATTTAACATTCGCAGCAAGTTAAGGAGATATAAATCATGGCAACATTAGTAGGTAATGATGGGCAGGTAGTAATCGCTGGATTAAATCCAGCCGCAGGTAATGCTGTAGTATCAACACGTAATTTCTCAGTTGATGTTACAAGTGATACAATTGAAACTTCAGTGATGGGTGATGACACAAGAACTTATGTGCGTGGTATGAGCTCATGGAGTGGATCTGCAGATATCTATTGGGACACAAGCGAAGCTGCAAATCTAAATATTTGCTCTAGCACAGTTACAGTAGGTGCTACACCAGTAGCAGTAAAATTCTACGTAGATCAAGATGCAACTAACGATAAAGTCTATTACGGTGATGGTATCATCACTGGATTCAGCGTTGCATCAAGCATGGATGGATTAGTAGAAGCTACTATCTCATTCCAGGGCAGTGGTGATTTAACAGTTAGCACTGTAGGTAGTGTATAATCAATCATGTTAACCATTCGGGTTAAAGGTATTGATAGAGTAAGAAACGAAATAAGCAGTGGCTATAAGCAACTTCTTAGTGCTTTGGCCACTGACTTAACTCGCGAATTACAACAGAACACACCAGTTCGCAGTGGGCGTGCCCAAGCGGGTTGGAACAAGCAAGTTGGGGACAAGAACTTTGTTATTGAAAATAAAGTTCCATATTCTGGCTATTTAGAAACAGGCACGAATAAAATGCGTCCAGCAAACAATGGCAGAGGCATAATTGGCCCTGCGTTAAATTCAATAAAAGGAAAATACAAATGACAGTATTAGACAACGCAACAAAACATTTTAGAACAAAATTAAGTGGTGCATTAAAATCAATTGAAGTTCCTGAATGGGAAACTAAAATTTATTTTAAAGATGTTATCACTTTAAAAGAACAAAGCAAGCTAATTGAATTAGCTACACAAGGTAAGACTACTGAAGCATTAGTTGAAACACTGATTACCAAAGCACGCAATGAAGATGGCACTCGTATGTTTCAGACTGCTGATAAGGTAGTGTTTATGAATGAAGTGGATCCTGACATTCTTGTGCGTGTGATTGGTGAAATCAACAATGTAGAACGTGCTTCTACAGAGGAAATAGAAAAAAACTAATAAAAGATCCAGATCTCTTGTTCGCTTGCCGTCTTGGTAAGGATTTGGGTTTAACATTAGAACAGGTATTTGATATGACAACAGATGAATTCCAAGTCTGGGCGGCTTTCTATAATTGGGAAGCCAAAGAGATGAAGAAGGCAGCTAATAAACGGAGATAATCGTGGCTGAAGCACAGATAAAGATAACCGCTGACACCAGTCAGGCAGAAAACAATCTTAAAGGTCTAGATAATAGTTTACGAAATCTAGGTAAGTCTACCGCTGACGCGGCTAAATTCTTTGCTGGGCTTACTGCCGCTAGTGCCGCTGTTGGTTATGCAATTAAACAGACATTAGACAGTGCTGGTGCATTGGTTGATGCCAGCAATAGATTAGGTGTCAGTGCTGCTAATTTAAATCGTCTACAACAAGCCGCTAGTCTAGCAGGAATTGGTGCTGATGAATTAAACGCTACGATTCAAAGATTAAATCGCAATATTGGTGAAGGACTACAAAAAGCCACAGCACCAAGTGCAGTTGCACTTAAAAATCTTAATCTCAATATACAAGAAATCAGCAGATTAAAACCTGATCAACAGTTTGAATTAATTGCACAACGACTTATAGCTATTGAAAGTCCTGCACAACGAACTGCATTGGCAATGGAATTGTTAGGTAAACAAGGTCCAGCAGTATTACAACTAGCCAATGAATTAGAAAAAGTTAAGAGAATTACAGAAGAAGCTGGACTGGTAGTTACCGAACGAGATCTCATAGCTTTAGATGAAGCTGGTGATGCTATTAGTGAACTTGGTATATTATGGAATGCTGGTATCAATAAAGCAGTTGCGGCCCTAGCACCTTATATTGTAGGTTTTGTAGTAAAACTTAAAGAAGCAATTCGAGAAGCTGGCGGCTTTGATGCTATATTTGCTCGAATCAAAGAAACTGCACACACCATAGCCAATGTTATATCTATCATGGCTGTGATTATGGCCACACGATTAGTAGTAGCCACAGCACAGTTAGCTATACAAATGGGTCGTGCGGCCTTAGCGGCAAAATCATTCAGTGTATTCCTGTCAAGAACTCCAATTGGTTTATTAACAGCTGGTGTAGCTATCTTAGCTGATAAGATTGGCATTGATTTGGTTGGTGGATCAAAAGAATTAAATCAAGAACAGAGTCTATATGAAATTGGCTTAGCTGAAATAAACAAGGCAGAAACTGAACGAACAAATAAGTTAGGTCAGACTTATGAAACATACACAGCTATCACAGATGAACAATTAAAACAACAAGAAACTGCAAGATCAGCTTTTAAATCAGCTCTTCAAGACAGCGATGCAAATATTCGATATCAA